GTAGTGTTTGAACATAATGCAGTATAACCTACTGCTACATTGTCATCTGCTGTTGTATTTCCTTTTAAAGCATCTCTACCAACTGCTATATTACCAGCACCTGTCGTATTAGCAACTAAAGAAGCAGAACCTACTGCTGTGTTATTACTTCCTGTTGTATTAGCATCTAAAGAAAATACACCAACAGCAGTGTTACAGGAACCTGTGCTGTTTGTATCTAAAGCACAAGAACCAACAGCAGTATTGCATCCTGCTGTACTATTTTTTAAAGCACAAGTACCTATTGCTGTGTTATGAGCACTTGTTGTTACGTTACATAAAGAACATGAACCAAAAGCTGTATTTCTTGTACCTGTTGTATTTTTTAATAAAGAATTGTGACCAACAGCAGTATTACAGCCACCTGTCGTATTAGCTTTTAGAGAATCAAATCCAACAGCAGTATTGTTTGAGGCTGTATTAGCTAAAAGTGAACAAGTACCTACTGCTGTGTTATATGACCCTGTTATGTTATCTTCTAAAGAGCTATTACCAACAGAAACATTGTTAAATCCTGTCGTATTAGTAGTTAAAGAACTAATACCAATACCTATATTACTATTTGCTGTTGTGTTAGAGGATAAAGCATTTGCACCTACTGCAATATTGTTTTTTCCTGTTGTGTTAGAATTTAATGCTGAAAATCCAAATGCACTATTGTTACAGCCAGTAGTATTAGAACGTAAAGCTGGAACACCCATTGCAGTATTACATGCACCTGTAGTATTTGCACAAAGAGATAAACTTCCAACAGCAGCATTTACATTTCCTGTAGTAGCACATTGCATAGCACCACAACCGATTGCAGTATTATCGTTTGCACCATTAATTTTTAAAGCATGATAACCAACTGCTGTATTATTTACATTAATTGTATTTCCATTTAAAGCACATAAACCTATTCCAGTATTTCTTTCTCCTGTCGTATTGTTATAAAGTGATTGATAACCTACTGCTGTATTATTGGAAGCTGTGGTGTTAGAAAGTAAAGCACCACAACCTAATGCTGAATTATTTGCACCTGTAGTGTTACATCTCATAGAACCTCTACCAACGGCAGTGTTGTAATTAGCTGTGGTATTTTTAGTTAATGCTTGGTCTCCAACAGCTACATTGTTGTTACCTGTAGTATTAGCATCTAGTGATAATGAACCAATTGCTACGTTTTCTGTGCCTGTCGTATTAGCTTTTAAAGAACAGAAACCTACTGCTGTGTTATTGGAAGCTGTTGTATTATCAGATAAACTTAATTTTCCAATTGCAGTATTACTGCTTCCTGATTCATTAGCATCTAATGAACCTTCTCCTATAGCAACATTATCATTTCCTGTTAGGTTGGCTAACATTGAATTATATCCAACTGCTGTATTAGAATCTCCTGATGTATTAATCCTTAAAGCACCATAACCAGATGCAACATTATAAGAACCTGTAGTGTTAGCTTCTAAAGATGTTCTTCCAATAGCAGTATTTCTTTGACCACTTGTATTAGCCGTCATAGATGCAGAACCAATAGCAGTGTTATAACTACCACTTAAACTACCATCATCTAAAGCAGTATTTCCTAAAGCAACATTTTCTGTTCCTGTAGGATAATTACCATCTAGTTTGATTGTGCCACCATCTACTGTTAAGCTACCAGTTACATTAATATCACCTGTACCTGTTATATCGTTTGAGTTTAGGTCTAGGTTTCCGCCAAGTTGAGGAGTGGTATCTTCAACTACATTTTCTAATTTTGCATTTAATTGTGTTTGAGCATCAGAAGTTAATCCACCAATATATCCAAATTCAGTATTAGTAACTGACCCATCATGTATTTTAGTTGCATCAATAGCTGCTGATGCATTAACATCTGCATTAACAATTACACCAGAACTAATAGCAGCAACACCTGTATCAGCAATAGTAATATCTCCAGATACTACATTATCAATCCATTTAGATGTACCTGTATCATAAAATAATAATGAACCATCAGAAGGACTTGTAATATTAACATCAGTTAATTCTGATAACTCATTAGCTGTAGCAACTTGTGCATCTACATAAGCCTTAATAGATTGTTGTGTAGCTAAAGCAGTATCACTATCAGATGTCATTGTATCTTCATCTAATATAGAAGTAACTGTAGATCCAGATGCTAAAGCTAAACTTGTATTTGCAGTTAATGTAGTAAATGTACCAGCAGCAGGAGTAGTACCTCCAATAACTGCATCTACTGTACCTGCATTAATATCCGCTGTATCTGCTACTAAACTATCAATATTAGCAGTACCATCAATGTATAAATTTTTAAATTCTAAACTAGCTGTACCTAAGTCAATATCATTATCTGTTATAGGTACAATAGCACCATCTTGTATTCTTAATTGTTGGACAGATGAAGAAGATACATCTACATAAAACTCTAAATGATTATTTACAGCATCTAATAAAATTCTGTTGTATGCATTGCTATCTCTTAATATAGATACAGGGCCCCCATCACCCGCAGTACCATCATGCGTGTGTCCTGTGCTTGCATTAAATGCATCTAATAACTGATTAAATTCATCATTACTATCTGATGCCGCAATAACGTCACCTGTAGTATATGTTGACTGTCGTGTTGAGTATCCTGCCATTTTATCTTCTTCCTCCTGGGGTAAATTCTAGTTGAAATCCTTTTACTGAAAATGCATCTGCTTGGTTTCTATCATCTATTTTTAAAGCAATTGCAAATCCAGAGCCTTCTACCGTTTGTCTTATAAGTGGTGTACCAGATGCACCATATAATGCTGTTCCATATAATGCCGTACCATATAAAGATGCACCACCTGCTGATTGTATACTTATTGCTTTTGGTTGTGGTGTACCAGAGTTATCATAATCATATCTAACTGCTAACTCTGCATCTATTGCTGTACCTTCTCCCTCATAGTTTAAATTAACTCTTTGCATATATTTTCTTAGTCCTGGGTCTCCCATAACCATATCTGGAGATCTATAAGTTGCAACAATAGTTGTATCTGATGTACCATTTGCAAAAGTATTACCTACTTCCATTTTATAAATATAACTATCATAGCCACCAAATACTTGTGTTTCTACATTACTTATAAAATCAGAATCAGCACATGCGGGTTTAATCCCAATAATATCAGAGTATTCAAATCCAATTTGACCTGTATTAACATTAGATTTTAATACTCCCATAATTCCTTTTGATGAACCTTGAGCACCATTTGTTTCTGGATAAAACAATCTGTATTGAGATTTATCTCTAATAACTAATGATGACACTCTATCTAAAGCTATCTCATCAATTCTAGCTTGTATTTGTCTAGAGATAGATCCTAGTTCAACGTCACCAATTCTAGCTGTACCAGCAATAGTTCTTAATCCATCTGGTGCTAAAAATATAACGTCACCACCAATCTCTTGAATACTACCACCATCTCTACATCCAATATTTCTTGTAACTTCTTGTACTGCAAAATCTACAAATGATGAACCAGTTAATTTATATATTCTATCTATACAAAATATAAATAATTCATTTCTAAATATTTTTAAACCAACTACTTCAGAGTCAACTTTAAATGAGCCTGCCCCATCAGCTGCATTAAAATCATCTTCTGAAAAGGGTGCACTAAATAATACTTCTTGTGAATTTGTAGCACCTGCATAAAACATGTGGTTTTGAAATGCTTTTACAAATTTTGGATTTGTTGGTGCAGTTCCACCCTCACTACCATTAATTATATCAACATTCCAAGAATTGTCAATGGTAAATGCAGTTGAATGCCCTGTGGCAATTATGACCTTATCTGTACCATTAAAGTTATATTTTTCAAAATCATATGGTCTAGTTGATGTTCCTAAACCTGTTGTTAAATTTGTCCAACTTCCAGTAGTTGTACCATAATGAACATCACCACCTTTAGCTACAATAATATGATCATTAAATATTATTGAACAATCTATAATAGTATTTAAATTACTAGATCCTGTAGGAACAGGTGTAGTATTGTATAATGCTGTACCACTTACTCTTCTATAGCCACCTTTAATATCTGGTTCAAAATTACGTAATATAAGTGCTTCACCTGGGGCCATTGAAAAAACATCTTTGTTTAATACTAGACCTCCTGCACAACTAACTACGTATGGTGATATTAAATCAGTAGCTGGCATTAACTACCCTT